CTAAAGAAACTTTTGGGCCATGTAGAATACCAGTGCGGCGACGAGAGCAATGATAAACATGAAACTCATAGAGCCCTCCTCGACGTTTGGAAAAAATGATCCAATGCGCTCCTGAACTTGCTTGGAGTTGGCGACGACTGCAGCCAGGCCCGCCAGACATGCCATGTATTGCTCTGGCGTCATGTTGAATGGCAGCTTGCTCGAGCGCGCCGCTCCCTGTTGCTGGACCGGTGCGGATGGTGGTGGTACGGCGCCCATGACCATGTTCTGCATTTGCATTGACGGCCCAGGAGGAACAATCTCATCAAGGGATGTGGAAAACTCCGCCATTTGAGATTCATCAATGTTTTTTTCAGGAAGATCTGGCGCCGTCTCAATCAGACCTTGTGGTATGACTGAAGAAATGTCGGTGGACCCATTCACGTCGTATGGCTCCATATATGATTGATGATTAATTTTTAAACAAAAGACGGACGCGGCCCTCATATCTTCTTGACAATCACGGCATTCTTCCTGGCGACACCCCCGGGCCGAGATCCCGCCAGGCCATGCTTAGGATTGTAATTGCGACGATGAAAGTCCCACAGGGCTGCCGATCCACATCGAAAGTTTTTCCTAAGTGTCGCTTTGTAATAAAAGACGCAATTTTGTACATCATTGCTTTTTGAAGTATTATCCAGGACCAGACATTCATAGTTTTCTGTACATGCGTCCATCACTTGGCAAAATTGATCAAAAGTTGGAAAAACTCCAAAGAATGCTTTGTAAAGATTTTCACGATTCTGACGAACGTTATCTCGCAAAGCGAATACGTAATCAACGTTGGTCCGAATCATAGGCGTCATGTCCATACAGTACTGGGTCGTCATCATGAAGAATATTTTCCAGTGACGTCCATTCATAAAAAGTTGGCGTATACACGAATCTCTCATAAAAGCCCTGTCGTACATACAGTCATCCATGAGGATGAAGACCGGCGAGACTTTTCCGGCTGATATATTCCTCTTTTGCCTTTCTATAATCTTTTCAAGCGCCCCCTTGTTGTACTCTCCATAGACAAAGAGATCGGGTATAAATTGACGATAGTGCCCGTTGCCCTCTTCAGTACCCGACATTGCTATTCCGGCCGGGAGATGCTTCTTGTGCCAGAGAATATCAGTCACGAGACTCGTCTTGCCCGTTCCGCGTTTCCCTATAAATATACAGACTTTGTCGTCACCCATTGTTCTGGGGTCAAATTTCCGCAACTGAACAGTCATCCTGAGAGTCGTGAACATAATTCTAAACTGAAGGTTGCGCACCAGTTGACACCTTTTTTCCGAGTAACTTATTAGAATGAGTGCCGGCTCGGTTCAACTGGCCGCTCTCGGAATGCAAGATGTATATCTCACAGGATCTCCTCAAGTGACGTACTTCAGGGGCGTGTACCGACGGCACACTCCTTTTAGTGTTCAATCATTCAATATTCCTTTTCAGGATCGAAAAATTAACTGGGGCAGCCAGGCTATCTGTAGGGTCCCTTTCAAGGGTGACATGATACAATCGGCAACCCTTGCCGTCACTTTACCTCAAGTTTTTCCCGCCGGCACGCAGTTCAAATGGAACCAGCCTGCTCAGGCGACATATCCACAACCGTACCTTTTTATAAATGGCGACCCGCAAAAATTCTTCCCGACCGCCGTCGGTGTCCAAACATTTTTCATCGTCCCGCCGCCATCGCCTTCCTGGATAGGGACAGGGACAGGAGAACAGCTGAATCAGTATATTTCATTTAGCTCGAGCCAAAATCAATTTGTACTTGCGGCGGGAGTGACAAGCGTCGCCATTTATACTGCAGACCTGACGACTGTGGGCATTTTTTGGGGTCTGGATCCCAACTCGTTTTCTAATCAAGGGACCCTTAACGGCCAGCCCGCCACTTTTTGGAATTTCAAGGCGGGAGGCCCTACAAACTTCTCCGTCATTCAGTCGGGCTGGATACCGTATAACGCATCTGTTACTACAAATGCTTCAAACTCTCTCCTTTTTGTCGGTCCTAGCATCAGTAAAGACAAATTAGCAATAGGAGGAGGAGGGACGACCACGCCAGCTCTCACGGGGAGTGGTAACCAGTTCTCGGCGCCAGCCTGGATTCAATTTCAAAATTTTTCAAATGTTCAGGGAGCGTCAGAATTCATAACATACACTAAAATAGGAGGAAATCTCCAGTTCAAGTATCGTGGAATTCACGCCATCACCATCACAACAACCGGTCTTGGCGCCCCGATCCGCGTAGGAGTGGCCCACGGGTCCAACGACGCCCGGCCAATCAAGGCTTACACATACGACTACATATATACGTGGAATGTGCAATTCACGAATCAAAACGCCAAAGCTGTGCTGCCAATATACGTCAATGAGCCATCTCAGTACTATTTTGTAGAGTTTGAGGGAGCGACGATTGGTAACATCGGTTCTGACATAGAAGTACTTGTCGAAGATCACAATGAATTGTGGTCAGTCGGATCAAATGCATCAATAATCACCAACACGCTCCCTTTTTCAAATGTTGATCGTTATGGAATTACTCGACAGATTACTCCAAATGTGCAGAGTAACACATTTACATTTTTATCAGCCGGGTTATATAATATTTACGGTTCTCTTTCGGTAAATGCGGCTAATACAATTAGTTCAGTCTCTCTGATTGAGCAGACATTCACGGGCCTGAACACGTTTGGGAAGGCCAATGTTGTGTCTCAGTGGAACAGTCCACAAGCCTCGAGTCCGAGTATCAATTTCACTCTGCCCGTCCAAGTATTGGAGCCGACTAAAAATAATTATTCTATAATTGTTTCTACGAATGATTCGCAGGCGCTCGGAAACGCCATAGCACCCACAACTTTTAGTCTGGAATATTTTGGGACGGTTACTTCTCCAGTGACGGCTCAACAAAATGATTTCAGACAGAATGGGCTTTTTCTGAAATTCAATGCTACCGCTGGCGTGAATTACACTATGAGCACATCAAATATAAATCTCTTTTCGACCGTCACTACATTCGGAAATTCTTATCACATTTCAATCTCTTCTGGCGGTAATCTGAATATAATAAGCCCTTCGCAGTACAGAATAAGTACTTACGTCGAGACGAGTAATGCTTACGTTTCGAACGTGGCGGTATGGTCAGGCGCGTCTGATGCTGTCTTGGCCTCTTCACTCTTGCCCGGAAATTCGTCCCAAGCATCCCTAGTCGCCTCTAGAACCTTGCCTATAGGTCTTCAAGGAGGGTACACGCTTGATCTCATAGTTCCTGTGGTTAGTACTGCCAATATTCTTCAAATTCGCGTAGGTTTTACGGGAAGCCAGGCGGGCCAGCTTTACACGAATGTAACATCGAACTCATACTTTACTGTTGTCGGCCTGACGCAATCTGGCGACATCCTGGATTACTCATATATAGACTCGGTCGGTACATATCTAGTGAATAGTGCCGAACTCAGGATTGGAGGACAGACTATACAGACACTCACAGGTGAAATGATTGAAATCTATAATGACCTGACTGTTCCCCAGGAAAACCAGCCCGGTCTCACGCTTCTCACGGGTAAACAACTCTATCCACTTGCCGCAACCGATAAACGTCCGCAAACCTACAATCCAACAACGTACTACATCAACTTGCCATTTTTCTTTTACGGTTCGGCCGATCTTTCGTTGCCTATATGTGCTTTGGGCCTTCAGGATCTCGAGATATGGGTCAACTTCGGTAATTATCAAAGTTTGCTCACAATCCCGGGTATTCAGGCGACACCCGCGGCCGTCACAGCATCGATTATCATAGACTACGCGTACCTGTCGGACCCAGAGATTAATTGGTTCAAGAGCCATCGTCAAGATTACGTCATTACGCAGAATCAATACGCAAGTTTTATTCTTAATGCCGGTCTATCGTTTCTTCTCGATTTCAAAGGTCCTGTTCGCGAATTCATCTTTGTTATACAGGATGCCGGGGCCGCCCCATATGTATACCAGACCGACCCGGGAATAGGCCTGAACCTCCGATTCAACGGTGAAGACTACATCGATTCGAGTACAATGGACTATAACTTTATGAGATTTATAGGCCCTCTTGAACGATATGCTCGCCAGCCAACCCGAACTCTTCATGTCGTACCGTTTTGTCGTGCTCCTCTCGCGAGTAGACCCACTGGCTCGATCAACATGAGCAGAATACAACAAAAAAATATAGAATTTATATTACCGACGCTCCCTTCCTTGGCAACAAAGACGATCCGACTTGTGGCTATAAATTATAATATTCTTCGTGTTGAAAATGGGCTGGCCGGAATTATGTATCAATAGTAGTAGATGGCCGGTCGCCAGCTCTTGGCTCAGCTTGGTCAAGAAGATATCGTCTTGTCCGGAAAACCAGAGATTACTTTTTTCAAAGAAGTATATCAGGCTCAGGGGCTCTTTGCAAGCCGAGTCATAGATATTGCTTTTAAGAATAATCCAACATTTGGCGAAGAAGTTGATGTTGAAATACCACTCAACGGAGACCTTATGACAGCCATGTATGTGGCTTTTACTTTCAGGTCCAATATTGGCTTGGCGTTTAACGCCCAGGCTGGAATTCTTATGATTAATTATGTCGAACTTTATTCAGGAACGCAACTTATCGAACGACTGTGGGGAGAATATATAGGAATTCTTGAAGAATGTCAGGTGGCTACCGGCAAGCAGCCGGGGCTCGCGAGTATCATAGGAGGCGGCACATCCAACATCGCCTTTGTTCCTCCGGTCTATCCTTTCAAGTTTACAGTTCCCCTGCCTTTTCAGTGTCTTCGGCACGGACTGCCCGTCGTTCCATACATGAGCTTCAGGATTTCACTCAACCCGACGGCCGTTTTTTTAAGACCCGCGGTTGACGGGTCCCCGCCACCATCTTTTATTCCATCGATGAAATTCAATTTTTATACAGAATTTGTAATTTTGAACGAACTCGAAAAGAAATTTATTGAAAACCGAGGTCCGACTATGTACCTCGGTGAAAGTATCCAAAGGTCTCAATTCACCGTGACGAATCAGAGTGCCAATGTTCGATGCGTGACTGACTTTCTTCATCCGGTGAAAGAGATGTTTTTCACCATCCGCAACAGTTCATCGACCGTCACGGATTATTGGTTCGACTATTCGAATACCTATCAAGGGGGGACAAGTACCCAGGC